GCCCTTCCCCAAAACCGCATGTGGTAGGTCGGCATATGGGAGTATTCTTGGTTGTTCCACTAAGAATCGAACTTAGATCTAACGATTATCAGTCGTTTGCACTAACCGTTGTGCTATGGAACAATAATAACACTTAGAAAGATACAGGTTTACTATATCTCGGACGGAGATGGTTGCAACCAGAGCCCACGGATAAAGATACAAGGTTTGAGCATCAGTATTTACTGGCGCCTTGCTCGCACGAGCCTGTACCTATCTAAGCATTATATATTCATTATAACCTAAACTTCCGAAGAAGTCAACAACTTTTTGGAGGGAGTGATGGGACTCGAACCCACATATTTTAGGTTTTGCAGACCTTGCCGTAACCAATTCCGGACACACACTCCCATAAAAAAGGCGGCCACTAGGACCGCCCCTCTATTAATCAGAGACCAGCGGCCAACGCTCGATAACCAGCAGCGATAATCTTGCGGCTTGGTTTACCACAGCGATACTTAGCGACAGTTTCGCCCTTTGAATTCTTCGATTCGTTTAGATAGATAGCATAACCCATCTGACGAATCTTATAGACAAGATCGTGCGGATTGCCTGCACCATAACGAGCCTTAATCTGCGCTGCAGTAAGTTCCTCGCCACGATTAACAAGAGCCTCGAAAACCTTATCTAGCTGAGTTGCATTCTGAACCATTATATACCTCTTTCTTTCTCAAGTCAAATTATGTTAACTAACATACCCTTCTCATCGATAGCACGGACACGACTGTCCGGAAACTGATCTTTGAGGCTTTTCATTGCCGAAATAATCAGCAAATCATTATTAGATGTAACAGTATAGGTTCTCCAGTTACCAGTATCATCTTGTCTCTGGATGTAGATATTTCCCATACCACTCATCGTTTTCTCCTCTTAGGATAGATTAATCTTACTATATTCTTCCACAAAAGTCAACACTGATTTTAGATCAGAGAAGATAAACTTTTTATTCTGCCACCGATCGTCGTGATCGTTGCCAGAGACCTCCACCATCCAACCGTTCTCATAACGATTGAGTGTGATACCCTCTGAAACATTCATGAATACTTCTGAAAGTTTAATATTCGTAGCCATCTATTTAGTCATCCTCTTCGAGATTTTGATCCAACAGTAGTAAGATCTACGTCTGGACCAGCATACTGCAGACCGCCCTTGTTATAGAGCGGCATAACTAGACTAGCCTTCTTCAGAATTTCCTTCTGAACATGCTCTGGTTCTTTATGAAGGTTGGTCATGATGTCCCGTTTAGCACAGGCAGACTTAGAACCTGACAAACCTGAGGAAACGTAACCCTCACGATCAACCTTCATATCCTCAGTATACTTCTTTTTCCAGTTTTTGTCAACACCTTTTTTCAACTTTATCTGATCGGGATGAAGACCCTTCGATAACAACCACCTATCGTGGTCAGAGACTAGCTTAGTCTTAGCCTTACTCTTACGGTTGAGCTTACGTTTACTAACAGTCGTGGTATAATAAGCAGGTAAGATATGCATAGACATAGAAATCTCCAATCGAATTTCTATTCTACTACAAAATTAGAAAATTACAATCTTTCAAACAAGAAAAAAGATTGTCCTAATTGGTATCGAAAAACGTTTATTTGTTTGAATTTCCAAAGCCCATCGCAACTTTTTTCAATATCCGAAATCTTTGTATAATATGGTGGTCTGTTATAATATGTTGTTCTTGAGAAATAGTTCTCTTCTGAAAACTCAAAAGGTTTAGATGTATCAAAAGAATCTTCAACGATCCAAAAAGATATAATGATTTTAGATTTTTCGTTAAAGCTATTATAAGAATCTTTCAAAAACATTTTTAATTTTTCTATAGGCAAAAAAGTGAAAACCGAATTTGCCAGAGCCATGTCAAATTTTATATCGAAATTGTTGATATGAAAATTATCAGTAGCTAAAAAATTGTTTTCTGTTATTTTATCTATTAAACCTTTTTTATATAACTCGTTGTTCACACCTATTATTAGAGATTTTTTATTTACGTCTATTCCATAATATTTAAACGGATCTAAAAAATTTATTATGTGAGATCCTGCCCTCATATACCCGCAGCCAATCTCCAAAAAATTCATATCTTTTTTCAGGCCATTATCTATCAACATATTTAATTGTTTTTCGCCATCTAAATCCCAATGGTTCCCCATTTCATTTCTATATTGATCGCCGAATAATTCTTTTTCATATATCTGTTCGTCAAAAACATAATATTTGTTATATGTTTTCGATTTGTCATCGAACGATTCTTTTATTTTTATCACGTCAATATTTCTATGATCTGTTTTAATTTTTCAACAGCTGGTTTATATTCTTCGTCGAGAATTTTTCTCGCATGACGATGATTTTCGTATTCTAATTCTTTAAGATATTTAAATCTAGAATCGACAACAGCCTCTATCACTAACGGAAGTAGATCCGACATTTTCACAAATGTTTCGCCGTTGCTGAATACTTTGTCACTCATCAACCTCTTCCTTCAAGTTCTCTACGACAATATATTCTGCTTCTTTACTTATCTGCATATGCTCGTCGAGAATATCCCTGACTTTAATAAGACGATCTTCAATATCAGTAATGGTATTGTGAACCGCCTTATCATTATGACCTTCTTGAAGATCGATCAAAGCAGCATTTAAATTTAAATCAGCAGAGTAATCCACTTGCCATTTATGAAACTCTCCGCCTTCATCCATATCTTCCATAAGTTTACATGGAGGAAATAGAATCTGTTTAATTTGCTCGAGCTTTTCTTCTGCCGGAGTGTTTGGTCTTTTCTCAATTTTAAACGGCCACATAATATAATCCCTTCAATTACTTTTTCTTACGACCCATGTTATACTTGGCTTCTAGAGTCCAATCATGCTTTTCTTTATGATTGATAATCTTAATCTGACTCATCGATGCTTGTGGTTCGCCTATGCGATCTGGTTCTACTACTTTAAGTAGTCCCCAGTCCTGTAGTAACATGGCAATTTTATTACGACGACCTTTATCTTCTTCTGAGAAGTCTGATGGTTTACCGTCGATCAAAAACATTTCCTTAAAGTGCACAATGTAATATCTACCTTGCTTATGAAAAATATGACAAGATTGATATAGTTTTCTTTCCTTGCGAGAAGCGACACCAATACGAGTGAGCGTCTCTTTAATCTTCAAGAAGTCTTCTTCTTCTGCAATTTTGACTTCTACAAGAGAGTCTAAGAGTTCGTTCATTTCATTCCACCTTTTTCTTGTTTTTTCTTTATTTCATTAATTTGCGCCTCCGTTAAAACTTTCAATGCTTCTTTTGCACGGATTGCGTTATATTTATAATGGGTGGAAATAAGGTCTATTAGTGCTTCTTTCTTCTCTCTGGCTTTCTTTTCTTCCTTGGTTTCTGCTTTTGACCAACGTTTTGTTTTACGAATACTATTATACAAGTAGTCATAATGCATTTGATCTGTTACGCCATAATGACAATTCATTTCATTGGTGTAAAATATTAACTCCTTGTAATTAGAAAGTATGTTATTGGTTCTCCATTGACTATAATCACCGTCAAGTTCGACCTTCTTCCCACTCGTAATTGAATTTTCATAACGCCAATCATACCTCGGTTTGGGTTGCTTCTGTTCCTCTGCCCATTTGGCCCAATTACCAAAGAATCCTACTGCTTCTTTCTCGAAATCTCTTTCTTCTCCCAATACGTTGACGAACTTCTTAGACATTACACAAACTCGCAGTTGATCATTATTTCAACTAAGAATGCTACGAAGTTAATTTCTGGATTGGCAGCGAAAGCGTTCTGATACTGATACTTGGCAAGATTAAGCACAAGAACAGGCGCTGTATTCTTTGAACAAATATCAGAAGAGATCTCATAGAACTGATTATAGAGAGCATTAACATCTGTATCGATGTTGTTCTTCGCCCACTTACGGATCTCAGTATAGTTCTGTTCCTTTAGAAGCCCAACCAATTCCTTGATTGAAGTTTCTTGAAGGTTTACAAGAATACCAGAATCAATCTTACCTGTTGCTGAATAACGCTGAAGCTCGTTAAGAACACGACGCCAATCTGGGAAGTGCTTATTGATTACTTCGGCAACAACCTTCTGATCGAATTCAATGCCTTCTGATTCTAGAATAAAAGTAACACGCTTGAAGAACTGCGTGGCAAGTTTAGCAATAGCTTTCTTGCTGATCTTAAAATCAATTACCGAGCATCTGGAATGGAGAGGGTCAATGATGCGGTTTTTAAAATTACAGGTGAGAATGAAGCCGCAATTCCTCGAGAATTCCTCCATAAAATTTCGAAGTGCGGGTTGAGTAGAATTGGCATTAAGATAATCCGCTTCGTCAAGGATGACATATTTCCTTCCACCTGAAAGAGATACGCTGCTGGCAAAGTTAAGGATTTCGTTTCTGAGTGTGTCGATGTTTCCATTCATAGATCCATTAATTACGATATAATCACAACCCAATTGTTCAAGCATGGCACGTGCAACAGTTGTCTTACCAACACCTGCTGTACCAGACAAAATCAAATTGGGGATATTCTTTTGATCAACAAACTGTTGGAATGTTGCTTTCAAGTCACATGGAAGAATAGTATCTTCGATAGTTTTTGGACGATACTTTTCAACCCAAAGAAATTCTTCGTTCATTACTTTACCTCTTCACAAAACATAACAATAGTATTACCAGAAACATTTCTCGGAGCGCCCATATAACCATTATGTTCGTCCCAACAAATCACGCACTGCTTTCTAACTTGATTTTCGTATTTTCTTTTACTCTTTGATTCAAGATAGAATTCTGATTTTAATTTCAATTTCCCACAAGTGACACATCTCAACTTTACAACTTCTTTAGTTCCAAAGATAGTCGTGGTAGCTAGATCATCAGCAGTCTTTCTAGTAACAACGCCGTTCTTTGGGCGTTTTGGCATTTTCATAATATAACTCCATCATATCAAAAAGAGGGGAGCCGAAGCTCCCCATTCAAATTAGAATGTTGAGTGCTGCTCAACTGCAATAAAGTATTCCACGTCCTTACCAATGAACTTAGAAATACCTCGTGCTGAAATGGTGACCTCATAATCACCAGGAAGAATCTTAATGTTCTCAAACTTAAAGACTGCGTTAAAAGTCTTTGTAGTTTCTCCAATTGGTAGAGAAAACTCATTACCTGGATTCTTTGAGTTAGCTGCCTTTAGGAAAACAGTCTTGCCGTCACCAGCAACAACGATTTCTGGCAGACTCAAAACACCAGCAGCCTTCTCGACCTTATTAAGATCTTCGTTCTTTAGAGTAAAGGTAACATCCGTTGATGGAATGTTAATATCCTTCTCTGGAGCCTTAGTGATTGTGCTCTCGTCAGCAAGAAGGAACTTGCCCTGTTCCGAAGAAGAGTCCTTCATATAAACAAAAGTCTCATCGATTTCTAGATCTGGGTCATTGTATAGACTCAGGCTAGAAAGGAACTGGTTAAGATCATAGATGGCAAACTTCTTAGTAAACTCTGTCGGAACAGTAGCCTTTGCCATAATGGTCTTATTTGGGGAAATGGTCTTAAGAACATTACCCTGCTGAACAACAATCGAAGGATTAATCTTTGAGAAGTTCTTCAAAACATTTACTGTATTAGTATCAATCTTCATTATATAATCTCCACTTACTTCTTTTTGCCTTTGTCTTTATACTTACCAAGTGCACCTGGATCGGCGGTCGCAGAAGCACCAACTGAAGCAAGATCAGCCAACGAACCACCAAAGATATAGGTGCCTACGTGCTGCATCTTCATCCATGGACAGAACCATGTACGCAGTCCAATTTCCTGAGCCTTCTGACAGAACCAATAATCTTCTGAAAGATAACGCTTAGACTTAGGATCGATCTCTGCCTGAAAGAACATCATGATTTCACGAGTGCCATCAAAGTGTTCAGTACGGACATGATCTGGTTTATAATTATATTCTGGATAAGAATCGACAAACTTCTGCATTGCCTTCTTAGAAACCATCATGAAGCCAGTTCCAATTTCAAGAACTTCTACTGGTTCGCTAAGAGGAATAGACTGCTGCCCACCCTTTGGATTGAAGACATAATCGCCAACGAACTTTTCAAGGACGTTTGGATCTTCGTCAGCAACACCCTTATCAACAGCGTGCTTAACCTTTTCCCAAGAAATACACTTCTTTGGATATGGTCCGCCAATGATGTCATACTTATCTTCTTCCTGAACCTGAAGAGCCATAAGCGCAATGACGTCCTGTGGATTGAATCCGATGTCAGCATCAATAAACATCATGTGCTGCATATTGGAACGCATAAACTCGTCACAACAATAGTTACGTGCACGAGGAATTAGTGATTCATTAAACAAATAATAAAACTGTAGAGGAATACCATACTGTGTGCACAAAGCAGACAAGTCAGCTGACGACTTTGCGAACATACCTGCACACTGTCCACCATACATTGGCGTGGCGACGAATAGACCACGCTCTCTCAATTTTTCAATAGGGATCTGAATTTCCATTATATACCTTTCTTATGCTACTATAAAACTTTTAAACTTACAAGTATTACAATGAACTGCTTTTTGTGGAGGAAGCGAAGTTGTTACTACTGAGGGATTTGTATCTTGTAATTCATCTCCACAATGAGGACAAGCAATGCCTGTTCCTAGATTAATAAAATGAGACATATATTCTCTATGTCTACGCTCGTTATGATCATGAAAATCTTTCAATTCTTTCATTTCTTATCCTTATAATGATCGTTGTATAACATCATAAGAGTGTAATGAAGAACCT